AAATGATGCGAAATAGTATCTACAACCGCTTTACAAACGGCAGCAAGGATAATAAAAACGGCACAAAGAATCATTTTGTAAACTTTTTGATAGTCCAAATAGCCAATGCCATAGTACCAACACAAGCCGCCCAATATGGTAGAATCCATTTATTAGCGTCATCAGTATCGTAAAAGCCAAAGTTTGACCACACAGAGCCGAACAACAATAGAATGAGTGCGCACACTCCAAAGATTAAAGAGATGTTTTTCATAGTTTTTTACCGATTAAATAGCCTCCAGTCCCCACGCCGATAAGCGATAAAGTGCCGAATAACCTTGTTTTAAATTTATGTTTCTTTATTTGATTTTTGAGGCTTTTATTGTTTGCCTCTAATACATTAGCTTTCTCCACATTTAGACTATCTAGGCTGCTAAAACGCCTTAAAATAACATCTTTTTTCTCAATGATTTGCTCGCATTTATTAAGGTCGTTATGAAGTTCCTTTATGTAATCTTCGTTTAGTCCTCGATAGAATCTTTGTTCGTCTAGTTCCACAAGCGAATCAACCATTGCACGAGCCACCGCCGTATCCATTATAATCCAAGTTTTACCGCTTAGGATTAGTTTATTTATTGGTAAGTCGCTTTGTGAGAAACACGACAACGCTATCAATAGGCAAAAGCCTAAAAGAATCTTTTTGAATGACATATTTTATTTGAGTTTTGACCTTTGTTTGAATGTATGCAATTTCTTTGTTCTTTACTTCATTTTTGAGCGTTTCGTGTTCCAACCTAGTCAATGAATCATCTCGACTTATTTGCGCCCTTAAATCGACTATTTGACTATCAATTATTGTGGTTTCTCTTAACTCCGTTTTATCCAACCAAATTAGGAACGAAAAAGAGATAATCAAAACGACTGCAATTGATATAAATACGTTTCTCAAATGATTATCATTTTCTGTTTGCTTCATCGAATACGTCTTTTTGGAATTTTCGCACACTCTTTTTTGTCTTGTAATCCTCGATTTGTGCCAAAACTCGATATACACCCCACGCCATCGTTAAAAACCCTCCAACGTAAAAGAAAATAGATTCAAAGATAGTGTGTACGTCCATGCCGTTGCAGAATACTTTTAGGTAGGTAAAATATGAATAAAAAGAGATTGCCAATATATCGAAACCCTTTTGCACGTTTTCGTCATGCAAAACTTCGCTTAGTTTCTTTTGCTCAAATATGATGCAATAGGCTATAATTCCAAGAACTCCGATAGCTTTAAAAACGCACAAAATCCCTTTTAATATCAATGTTCCCATGTTTTCCAATTGTAAATTATCAAAAATATCGCACCTATCACTTCAAAATAATCTATAACACACGCCCTACCTATTATCTCGTCTAGTAAGTTATATAGGCATAGTTCAAAAAACGTCTTTAAAAACCAATGCTTTTTACGAGTTGGAAAGGATAAAAATATTAATCCAATAGCCAAAAACAAAAAGTATAACTTTGTTGCGGTTTCCTCGCCTATGTAAGTGTTTGCATTCATTACTAAGTATGCAAAGCAAATACAAAAACCGCCTAAAATACTAATGATTAACGCTCTGCGGTCTAGTTCCAACCACACATCCCTCAGGAAATTCCTCATAAGATAATGTTAATTCATCGCACGTTTGAGTTACAAATTCGTTTAAAATTGGCAAAGGTTCTTCATTTATTGCATTTAGCAACATCACTAAAAGACCATTCCCTACAATATCATCGTTTGCAGTTACTACTATTTGTTCGTTAATTATTAGTTTCATTTTCTTTTGTGGAAATACCACCATTTTTTAATTTAATTACTTGTTCCATTGTGATAATCCCCAAACATAGCAATGCAAAGCAAAGCCAAACAATTAAAGCCTCAATAAGATACTGAGGCTCTATGTATTTTAAAGTGATTACAACCGACAAAGAAACGCCCGCAAATGCACTTAATTTCCTTGCGCTAAACCCTCCGTTTGAAGTGTCAAAAGATGCTATTATTTTATCCCAAAATCCCATTAAAGAACATCACATTTTAATTTGTGAACCTTGCAATAATCAATAATACCCTCTTTAATAAGTCCTTTTTGCTTGATAAGGTCGTTTAATAGTTTTACTTCCGCTTCGCCTATTGCCGTTACTTTTACCCGTATGCCGACCATGTTGTTTTTGGAGTAGTTGCCATTTTATAAAGATTGATATGTTATTGTAATTTGTGTACCCGTTGCATCATAAGTAAATGTAGGCGCATAAAAATAAGTACCATTAATTGTTTTACCTTCATGTCCAAAAGGTATTTCGGTATAAGCTATTACAACACCATTTAACGTCAATGCGCCGCCCGCGGTATTTACAAGTGTCCAAGCTAAACAAGGGGGAATTGACCCCGCAGCATTTGTTTCAACGACATTTAGATTAGTTAAAGTAGATATAGGGCTATATTGAGTTACAGCCCCAGTTGGAACTGCAACCGTACCAATAGGACTTTCGTAAACTACTGAACCATCGCTTTTTTGCTTTACATAAAACAAAATGCCAGCCGTATCAAATCCCCAAGTAGCAGAAGAAACAACCGCCTCTGGGGTACTTCCACAACAATCACAAAGAACCCTTTGTTCTTGAATGTATGTGATTAAAGCGTCTACCGTTGTTTCAAGATTGTCGACTACTATGTTTTTGTCAATAGTTAAAGTCGTTAAATCGTCTTTTATTAAGATGCCCGCACCATTGTTTAATGCAATAGTATCGTTTAAGTTAAATTCGTAAATTAATTTTGAATTTGAATCAAAGAATTGTAAATGACAATCATTTACTTGCTTTGTTGATATTGTGCAATTTGCCATGATAATAATATTTTGCAGTTAAAAAAAGGGGCTAATAAAAGCCCCTATAATATTCAGATTTTAGCAAGAAGCCGAGCCACACGCAATGATGTAACCAAGTGCTGGGTACTTATCAGTACAAGTAGTTCCCGTTGGAAGTTCTCCAATATCGAACCATTTGTTGATTGCCATTTTATAGCCACCACATTTGTCATACTTCATAAACAAGTCAACTTTCAATCCGTCAATATCAATAACGGCTTGCTCTTCTGCGTACATTGTCATTCCATCAAGTTCAACTACTGGACCTCTGAACTTAGCTTCCGCTTGTTCGTTGTTATACCACTCCAATAATTGGAAAGTTTTAGGAATCCAAGTCAACATATGGCTATCGCCATCGTCAAAAATTCCATCCAAATCAAAGTCGTTATACATTGATGGAAGTGGTGTGCCGTTAAGGTTAATTCCGCCGCTTGTCAATCCTAATTGATTTTGCAACATTGAAACGTAAGATAATTGGTCGCCACCTACTGCGATAAGTTTCTGTCCGTAACCTTTTTTGCCGTATTCAACTTTCAACTTCATAAATTCCAAAAAGTTAAGAGTAGAAGCAGAAATCAAATTCAAAGTTTTAGGATTGGTAACTGAATCAACGCCGTCTGTATAAGTCGACATCAATCCCATCATTGTCGTTCCCGCTTTGATGTTCAAATCTCTAAGCAATTCGTTTTTCATTTGTCGCAAGTTCTCAGTAATAACTGATTGTTTACCCTCACAAAGTGCTTTAACTTCTGCAATAGAGAAAATTCTTGGAATTGAACTCGCTTGTTGAGTGATTGTATAAGAGTTGTAAACGGGTTTAGCAACTGGAGAATCTGCATCCCAATCGCATGGGTCAAATTCAAAATAAGGGTCGCTATCTGTACCTACTGCACAAGACGCATCATAACCGCTTACGATTACTTGTCTACCCGTTGTAAGTGAGCCGTTTGGAATGTTTCCACCTTGCATATCTGCTTTTAACTGAACTACTCCAGCGGTGTTTTCTGCACTAATCAAAGCATCAACAACGCCCGTTACGGGTTTTTGGCTTTGGTAAGATAAATCGTCAAATGTTTGACCTAATGTAGATTGAAGAATCTTACATATTCTAGGGTTTGTAATTGGTGTACTCATGGTATTTGTTGGATTTTAAAAGTTTACATTTTATCTGCATTCTCCAACATCCGTTTCTGAATCGGTGATAAGTTTTTGTTGTCTAGATTTAGTCCGCTTGCGTTTGGTGTTCCGCCCCCTCCGTTTGATTTCTTCGTAAGGTCTAAGGTTTCATCATTCCATATTGTTTCCAAAGTATGAAATTCAGTTGCTTTTGAACCTTCCAATTTCCTCTGAATCGGGTTGCCTTCCTTGTCTAATACTTCAATGCCACTATCGGTCTTTTTGAATTGTAAACCTTTTATTTGCGCTTGCGCTCTAAAATAATCTACAACTTTTTCACGGGGCAAAACAAACTCTTTATCCTCTTTCATTGATAATTTGAGGATTTGCTCGTTTGTAAAGAAGTTAGAAATTTCATTTTCAATCTTACTTTGCGCACTTGCGATTACTTCCTCTTTTTCCTTTTCCAACTGCTTAATTGTAGCTTGGCTAGACTTAAATTTGTTTTGCCATTCTTCAACTATTTTAGCTGAATCAGTATCAACTTTTGGTTTGTTTGCTTCTTTCCATTTGTCTAAAGCTATATTCACTATCGAATCATAATCTTTATTCAAATCGTCAGCCTCTAATTCAACACCCAACTCACTTAACAATGATTTAGTTGCTTTCAAATAGGCTTCTTTTTTGCCCTGACCGACAATAGACTTTTTATCTATGAGTTTTTCAAAGTTCGCTTTTTGCTTTGCATTGAACGCCTCAATGATTGGTTCTACTTCTGTTGGTTCGCTTTCGCTGAGTACTTTAATTTCTTGTTCGCTATAACCTATTAGCGATAATACTTTGGATAATTCCATATTTATTTGATTTGAGGTTTTCTCCTTTTAGTTTATGATTTGAATTTCTCTTCGAGTGCTTTTTTCATCGCAGATAATTCTTTTTCTCTTGCTTCTAATTCAAGTTCCTTAGCTTTGAAGTATGTTTCTTTATCGCTAATCTTGATAATTGGTTCGCCATTTACAACATCCAACTCTTTAACGTATTTAGGCTTTAAAAACGATTCAAACGCTTGAACAGATTTAAAGTCCGATGCCTTATAGACTTTGTTTGTTTTGCCGTTTAATGCGTATCTTTCTTGCGTTTTTGGAGTTGCGCTAACTGCTTTAATTGGTTGTTCGATTTCAGTTACCTCAGTTTGAGTTTCCTCAACTTGGATTACTTCAATCGCTTCTTCAACTTTTTTGGTTCTTCCCATTTTATTAAAAATTATTACACAAAACTAAATTGAATGTATAATGAATGTTTGATATTTTTCGCCCTATTTAATCCATCTAACTAAATGTCTACAACCATAACCGCCTCTATTAATAGTGATATTATCTATGTCTGTGAACTCAATCATTCCGCTTCCTTTTGTTGTGTTTATTTCTTTACCTTGATTTGTGATTATAGTAATTCTTTCTTTACTAGGTATTCCGTTAGGTATAAATTCGTCTAGCTTCTTTTGCACTTCCGCTTTCGAGTATCTTTTTTGTGAATCGTGCATATCTATACAAAAAGGTCTTGAGGTTTCAATTAGCGACCCTATGTAAATCATTGTTTGTAGTTTGTATTCTTTACGGACTTCGTTATTTAAAGCACCATCGTATTGACTTAGCGCATCTCTTGTGATGTTTTTTATATGGTTTCCAAACGGACTTTCCTCATCTTTTGGTTTTACTAAATATTTTTCTAAAGTGTCTTGCGCTTCTTGGTAACTCAATCCCCTTATGATGTCTATTCTTAAAAGGTTCTCGATAGGTTTTAAAAGCCTTTCGTCAATCATGCCCTTACTTAGCATATTGTCCGTAGTCTGTCTTCGTAATTCATTTAAGACTTCGTTATTGATAATATAATTTTCAATCCTTAATTTATTATCTAGGTAAAATTTAGCATTGTCTTCATTTACGAGGTCAAAAGTAGATAAATAAGCCTCGACATATTTCTTGTATTTAGTCTTAGAAAACGAATCATCAATAGCTTTTTTTAATTTAGCCAACTGCGTATCACTAGGCTCTAACTTACCTTTGTTGCTGAACTTCGATAGTTCGCTTGTAAGTATTCCGTAAAATTCTTTTTGAAATAATTTTAGTTTGTCGGATAGCGTTTCTTCGCTATCTAATATGGTCTTATCCAATGAGGACATTAGGATTCATTTTATCAATTTCTTCTAAAAATTGTTTCTCAATTTCTTCTTTTAAAAGCGGTCTATCTTGGTTTATAAATTGACCGATAATATCCTTTAAAATTTGCTCGCCTTTCAAGTGTACATTTAAGGATTTTTGGTCAATCATGCTCCCGTAAATAGCAATAGTTTTTTGTTGCTCGTCTAAACTCAAACAAGCTAAAACATCATACTCCAAAAGGATTTCAATTACCAACTCGTTTACTAGATTGTTGCCGTTTTTCTTCAAGTATAATCGCTTATACATTGGTTTCAACAATTCAACTGGCAATCCTTGTTGCTTTGCGATTCCATAACTCATTTGCAAGTCTTCGCTATTCTGGACATCAAATGTATCGTCATATCTTAACTCTAATGTCGGCGGTTGAGTAGTGTAATAATTTTCCATTACTCGCAAAGTGGATTGGTAAACCCTAAAAATATCTTTTACAATAATTGTGATACGGCTTATTCTTTGCTGCATATCCATTGCTTTGCTTTCCTCGCTTGCATTGGTGTTATTCTGCAAAGTGATACCAAGCAAATTATCCAACTCATCTTTCAACTCCTTAATGTACTCTTTGTTAAAAGTCATTGGAGTCATGTCAGGGCTAGTAAAAGCAACCGATGGACTAAATGCAATTTTATCTTCTGTTCCACTTTTTTGGTCTATAAAAATAGTACCATAAGGACTTTCATCGAGCGTATATCCCGCACCTTTACAAGTTCCACAAGTTTCATGCGTATCTACATTGCAATGTATTCCATTGCGCATCTCATAACCAATCACATTAGGACAATTAGTCTTTACTTGCGTTTTTATAGGGTGCGAATTTCTTATGATTGTTATAGTCAAGTCTGATTGATTGCCATAAATCATATCCCCTAACTGAGCCGCTCCGAACAAGTGAGCAACATTATAAGTATATTGAATGTCGTTTATTTCTTTTGTAACGTGGTTATTTTTAGTAGCTATGAATGGGACTTCACTTAATCCGTTAGCGTAATACAAATAACTCGTGTAAATTACATTCCCCTCTTTATAACTTGGAACGTGTATAAATGTAGCCTCTTTGGTAATCTCAATATAATAAGGTTGTGCGCCTTGTTCTAACTCCCAAATGCCTTTAGTATAAATCAATCTATTTTCATCGACAAATAAAATTCTTTTGAATGAAACCAATTCTAGTTCCATTTCAATTCGCTTGTTTTTAATATTGTCAAAGTTTGGAATTTGCCCGCTTCCCCCTGTTATAACTCCGTAAGGATAGATATACTCAGTTGGGTGTTTTGGTAGCACCACAAGCAAGCTATTAGGGTCGTTTTCTGAATATCTGAATACGTTGTTAACTAGATACTCTTTAATATCTTGAGTTATTCCGTTTTTAGTGATTGTGAAAGTGGATAGATACTTTTTAAATTCTTCTGAATTGAAATAAACATCAACGTCTATCCCTAATGCACTTTCGATAATTTTATTGATAGTTAAATCAAATTTATCCTTTAGAAAGTTTCTGTAATTATCTTGCCTATGTTTAAGAGTAGAATCCTTTTTAGATTCAATAGGTCTTCTTTGCTCAAAAATATGTGTAGGTATCTCATTCTGTAAATATACAGACATGGTAGTATACACCCCTAAATACGTTTCATATAAGGGGTGTTTATGTTTGCCTAGTATAGATACATTTGCACTCAATGTTAGATAAGTCCAAGTGCTGTTTTCATTGCGTCTGTCAACTCAAAAGATTTGTACAAACCTTCTGAACAATCCACTACTTCTGTAATTGCTAGGGTCTTGTATTTGCCTTCGTCAGCTAACCAAGCGTTACCCGAATAGATACCAAAACCAGGATTTGTAGTTGTAACCCAAGTAGTATTGTAATAAAGGAATCCATCGCAACCTACAAATGCAGCCGTGTATGCCGTGCTAGAGTTGTTGAACAAATTGATAAAAGTATTGTGAGCGTCTGTCGATGGGTCAAGGATGAAAGACTTAAATTCAATAGTCATTCTTCCGTCTACTTTCCAAACCGTGCCACACGCATTGATTTCTAAGTCCTCGTATGCGGGTTGTGGGAATGCTGCTTTGCCCGTTTTTGTAACGTAAGCATCGCCATCATAGATTAACGCAGACCATTCCGCCTCGTCTGTAATGTCAGTAAACGTGCTGCCACACTTGATAAAAATAAGGTTTGAAATTCCCGCTTTCATTAAAGAAGCGTTCTTGTTGCACGAATCAAAAGGGATATTAGTTAAATCCGTAGTCGTACATGGGGTGCAATATAAAGCCATATTATTTCGTTTTTAAATTGGTTGTGAATCTTGTGCGGTTTGTTCTTCGCTTGAAATAATATCTTGAGTTTTTTCTTTAGATTTTTTTCTCTTTTTTTCTTCCTTAATTTCTTCGCTAATAACCTCTTTTTTAGGCTCAACAAATGCCAAACTAGAAATGATTAAATCCGCTTGTTTTTCATCATTCCCTATCTGAGTTATTAGAAATTGTTTAAGGTTCCCTTTCTTTGAAGATAGCTGAAACTCTTTGCCATTAATGGTTTTAGTGATAGTTAAGCTATCCCCATTGCAAAGACTTATAATCTCTTTAATTTTTTCGCTAATCATTTAACAAAATTATTGTTTATATTTGCCTTAAGTTTGATATTTTTCGCTTAAATTATTACTATGGAAGTCGTTAAAAAACTAGCACTCAGAATCAGTTATGTAAACCACATTTACCTAGGAAAATCTAGTAAGCAAAAAAAGATACTGAATAGCACTAAATTCAAACTTCATCTAATTAGAATATACGAAGAAATAGAAGTTTGTATAAATAAAAAGTATTCAGTTTTAGAAACTATCGAACGGCTGCAAATATTGGGAGTTCGTATAAATTACTTTAAATGCGTTGAACCTAAATTCCGTACAATCGAATACAACGGCGCACTCAAGAAGAAAAAAGAAATGTTCATCGCTTCTCTAATTTATATGCAAAACACAATCTTAATGCACCTTCTTAACATTGATAATTAATCAAGCCTAGCGGGTCTTTGCGTCTTAACTTAACTGCGCCCCTTGCACTCTCATAACACCCCGCTAAATATTTGATAGTGTAATTTTCAGTCACTACGAAGTCATTTTCAGTTCCCGTTGGCTCGTATGGTAAACCCGTAAATTGACTAAAATCTTTTGATACTATCGTTAAATTATCACTTCTTAATCCTATTTGTAACGCCCTATGGTCTTGATAGTTTAAAGCATCAACATCTAATAACCAAGATTCATCGGAACGGCTTGAGATTATTACGTTTTCGTTGTTACTCTTAATATAAATTTCTTGCTCGGTTTCTATCTGCGGTTTCCATAGCTTGCCTCCAAACATTCCACTATAATAGAAGTTTGCGTTTGACGTTGTAATATCGGGTAAACCTAGTGAATCTGAGTTGTTATAATATCTAATCTCAAACGTGCTGCAAGCCTCGCCTACTTCTTGAAAGCATTGTGATTTATACGCACTCTCTTGAAAAGTAAGCACACCACCGCTCAAACTTGCTTCAAAAACCACATAACAGAAACATTGATTTGTTGAATAAGTTTCGCCCCAAAAAATAAAGCTATCTAAAACCGAATGCGCCCCGATTGGTTGGTAAAATGTATCTGTTGAAGCAAGGTTACTAGCGTAATAATTAGTAAATAACAAAGGGTCTAAAGCCCATTGCGCTTGCAAATAAGCCACCCTAGTAGGCAATGAAACCGAATTAACAAAATCGCAAGGGAGTTGAAATATAAACGGAGTTAAACCCGCAGTTAGTGAAGTTGCCTCGAACGAAAACCCAATAACGTCATTATTGTGAGGTAAACAATAACTTAATCTAGGGACGCAGTTAGGGTCTTCTGTTGCTGCAATATCTGTTAATCGAACTATTGACCCGCTATAATTATTTATTTCCATTTTGGTATTATTTTAAGGTTGTTTATTTGTTAGTTTTATTTGCGCTTTGCCTCTTGATGGGTTATAATTTAATTGAAGTACCCAACCATATACGATAGTCCCATCAGGGCAACTAAACCCAATTAATCCATAAGGGTTAGCTTTGTAGGTAAGGTATTGAGCGTTACAAAAAGGATATTCAAAACTAACTTCTGTATCATTTAGGATAGGTAGTTCGTATTCTGTATTATAAACATCGCCTTGTGATATATTTGCGTCTTCGTCATTGTTTGCTATTAGTATAGGGAAACAAGCGTCTGGTGCGTTTGGTATTGCCTTTGCTATAAAATTCGCCTCTCCAAAATTAAAAGTCAATTCATAAGTTAAATTAGGCTTTATGAATGTAGTTAAGATTGGAATGTGTCTTATTAAATTCCTTAACGGCGTAATTCTAAGATTTTTCATCGTGTCGGGAGAATATACATAGTTAGATATAACACCCGTAAATGTTTCAACTTCATAGCTTGAGCCATCACGAACAAGACAAATAATAAAAGAATTATTATCATAAGTCCAATCCTTTTTAGTCAATCCATACATTCTCCTAGTAACTTCTAATGCAAAATCTGATGCTACAAAATCGCATAAAATTTCCTTTTCATTGTTTATGCGGCTTAGGTTTGTCGAATATTCACGTTTAGCGAATACATCTTGGTTTCCACCATCTTCAATAGTTGACCAATTTTTATAACCTAAACTTATTTTTGAATAGACTTTATTTGCGCTTTGACTTTGCGTTACAATATTAGGCTTATCTAAAACAAATAAAATTGAAGTGTCATAAAAATAGTCGTATTGCTCAATTCTTAACCATTGATATGTGCCACCCCTAACCGAATCGGGTTCTAATCCATAACCTAAATTATGAATAGCACTTAAAGATTTAAATGTGCTTTCAAAGTCTACGTTTAATTTAAACAACGCTCCGCTTTCATCATACGCCCCTCTAATTTGCAAGCCACTAGATAAACTTTCAAGACTTCCGCATCCATCGGAAGCACTTGTATAAGGTTCTGAATCTGTACGCCCAAAGTAATCACTTTTAACTCTAATACAATCATTGGTGTAATTTTCAACAACCCTAGACAAAGTTTCATTTATTAAAGATACCTCCGCATTAGTTGTATCGCAAGTATTTCTATTTGTTAAAGTGAAATTATAAGTATTAATATCAATACTCATGTAATACTGAGTAGGGGTGAATCCGCTAGCGGCTACTATATTACCTAATTCTAATCCCCATATTAAGTAATCCCCATTCCTTAAATCTATGTTTGAAATAGTCGTACTTAAAACAAAATTATTCGTTGTTGTTTGAAAGTTACCTAAAGTAGTATTCGCAGTAGAAGCCAATAATAAAGCCTTATTGCTTAAACCGCCAGCAAGTGGTGCAAAATCAACCGCAGAACCTTGCATTACAACTAATCTATAAATAGGAGTTGCTACTAACGGGTCGTGTCGCATTTGCTCTGTCAAATCGCAACTCATTGTAGAATCTATATCTATATCTATTGTTAATTCAAAATCATTTGAGCACCCAATATTTCTTAAATCTACAAATCGCAAATTAGGAGGTAAGCCAACTTCATATAATTTGCCATCTGGTAACCTAAAATTAAGGTCATTACTGCCAGCATAATTTAAAGCGTTTACAATTGCCCCACCATTGTAAGGGTCTTCTATTTCAGTTGCTGTTAAATTAGTAACTGGTAAAACGGCAAAAAACTCATCATCGCATGGGACTCCATATAAAAAGCTAGTTAAATCTTGTAAACCGCTTGGACTTGAATTGAATGAAGTCCCCGCTGGTGTGCTCCCAGAATATCTATATTCAATCTCTTTAGGCTTAATAGGAATCTCTTTATTTAACCAAGTATAAGCAGATAAAGCCGTTCCATCTTTTGAAACCAAAGAAGACGTATTTACTCTTTGATTTTTTCTATTGTGAAATTGATAATAACACCCTTGCTGACTTACTCCGCAAATTATTCCACATTTCAAACCGCATAATTTCTTATAAGTTGAAAATTTGAAATTGCCTAAATACATTAATACAAAAGCATCGGATGGATTTACCCTATATTCTATTTGAAGTTCAACCATTGCCTCTAATCCATAATCTTCAAAAGCAGCCAAAAGAATATTATAAGCATCGCCAATAAAAAGAAAATCTATATTGTCAATATTGATAGAATCCAAAAATCCATGATTTTCAGTTCTTATATGCTCAAATTCAACTCCATCCCATCCCGCTGGCTCTTCTATTATTGTAGAATCCCCTAATGGATTAGTAGTGTAATCTATGATAGTAAATTGGAATAATTCGTTAGCCATTATTTACATTTGATTATTTGCGATTGAGTTGGGTTGCAATATTCGACTAATTCCATACCTATTGAATTGCCTAAAGCGTCTGTTTTAATTTCTTTGCATTGAATACACTTTGCGCATGATTGAAATAAAATAATTGATAAAATGATAAAATACTTCATGGTTATAAATTTATATAGTTATTTAAAATTTTGTTTGTGCCGTGATAAACATTAACACCTCTTTTGTCAATGCTTACAGATACTGGGGATTTCTGTGATATATTTCTGCCAATAACCTCGCCTAGTTTATCGTAGTCTATTATTGGCTTATTGCTGCTACTTCTAGGCATTGTTTCCATCTGCAAGTTATTGATTGAATCCAAGAAGTCTACGCCGTATTTATTAACCGCTTTACCTTTCATTACAAATTCATTCCCTTCAACCTCTATTAATTCCCCACCAGCACTATGCGGTTTACCCTCGATATACCCTAACCTTTTAGCTACACTTCCACCATCTTTAAACTTAGGTGGCTGAGTTCTTTGAATAGTTGCTATCTGTAAAGAAGTTGTTATAGCTACACCAGCAGCTAAAGCAAGACCAGCTAATATAGTCGGTGCAGTTGCAATAGCGTTTGTAACTGCCAAAGCACCATTGATTATCGCTTGTTGTATTTTAGTTCTTTTATCATCATTGAAAGCCTTTATCCTTGCTGCATATTCTAATGCTTTATACTTTGCATCAATTTGTGCTTTTTGTTCTTCTGTTAAGTTCTTATTAGCCAATTCGGCTTCTCTAGCTTGGTCAAGTGCGCTTATTCTATCATTTAATTCTTGCTGAGTGGCTTCTTGTTCTTGTTGAAAATAAAATTCAGATAATTCTTTAACTGCGGTCATAGCAACCATTTTGGCGGTGGCTATATTTTTTTCTCTATCAATTTGCTTTTGTGTTTTTTCGTCTTCTTTTTTATCTTTTTCTTTGCCAAATTCTTCTTCTTCTCTAGCTATTCTAGCCAACCTTTCTAATTCTTTTTCATCATCTTTTTCTTTCTGTTTTTTATCCTTTTCCCTTTCTTCTCTAACATTTCTAGCAACATCGCTTTGCTTTTTAGTTATAGCATCATATGTTTTTTCAGCATCTTCTAAATCTTTTTTTCTTTCTGCTGCTAATTTAGCATTTTTTTGTTTTTCTGTTTGTACTTCCTCGTCTGCTATTTTTTTATTTTCCACCAGTCTATCCGCTTTTAACAATTGGAATTGTTGGTTAGTCTTATAATAGGCTTGTTCTGCATCGGTTTGCTCTTTTAATGCGGCTTTTACTATTGCTGATTCTTTTTTATAACCCGCTTGCAATAATGAAGAAACCGCATTTCTCGCATTCTCATATCTTTCTTGCGATTGAAATCTTTTTTCACTCCAATATTCATCTTCAATCTTTCTCAATTCCTCTAATGATGCACCTTTAGCCTTAGCTAATGTTATATCTCGTTTTAAAACATAGTCATTAATTTCTTGACGTTGTTTTAATGCCTCGTTAGTATCATCAATTGATTTTTTATACGCTTCTTCTTCTTTTTTTTGTTTTTTCAATGCTTCTGTTGCATCTTCTGTGCCGCCTACTAAATCTTTGAAAGCCTCATATAATCCATACACTAAAGCGATTGCAGCACCTATACCAGTTGCAAGTAAAGCGGCACGCATAGCACTTAAAGCTATCGTACTTTCTGCAACTACAAAATTCCATGCGGCTTGTGCAGTAGTCATAATACCCGTAACTATTGCCCCATCTTTTTTAAGTAGATTGCTAACTTGTTCTAATCCATTTGCCAAAGCCATTGTGGCATTTAGCTTTATCAATGTTTCTTCTAGCTTTTTATTCTCACTTCCAAACAATGCACTCGCACCTTGCGCTATTTGCATTGCCCCCGTGAATGCTTGAGTGCCTTGCACCATGAAATCTAATACCCTTGTATTGCTTGAAAGGGTTTTCAACCCCTTGTTAATATCTTCAATCTTATTCTTGATATTCGCTGCGCTTGCGGTGAACTCTTTAGATTGAGCGGTTAAATTTCTGAATACCTCAGTATCTTGTTGACCTTCGTTTTTTAATCCTTGCAATGCCCTTTCAATAGCACCAATATCTTTGACTAATTTTCTATACTCGCTGCCTAAAGATTCTTGCGTTTCAGATAAAGTATTAAATACGTTTGTTGTAGCTTGGACTTCTTTTTGCAATGTCTTATATCGTGCGCTTTCTTTATCCAACCCCGCCATTTCAGTCTGCATACTTGAAATAGCATTGGTTAAATTAACCACGCCTTGAGCGGTTTCTTTTAATTGGGTTTGGCTATTGGTTAATCCCTCAGTCTGGAAACTCAATATTATTGGGTCTGTGTTTGCCATCGTTTAGCTTTTTTATGTGTTTGTTGTACTCGTTCTTATAAAAGCAACTTTCAGCTATTTTTAAATTCTCGAACTCTGTAATTGTTATTTTAAAGTGCCTTATAATCTCGTTTGTGAATGTATTTGTTTCGTCTATGTATTCTTTGACTGCATTATACTTAGGTGCGCTTGGGCTTGCATATTCAGTTGTACTATATAATTCTGTAAAGTTGTATCGGATAATGGCAACCAACCTTCTAAAATTTTCTGAACTTGCGAAAAAAAAAGTTCCTTAGCTACTAAGTCTTCGTTAATTAGCTTTAGTTTTTCGGTGTTTTTGGCTTCATTATATCCAAATTCCTTTTCATCTCCAAGTAGGAAAAACATACAAAACATCATTTCAATTACTCTTTGCGAACTTGACTTAATATCCTTTAGGCTTGCATCGAAATTGTGAAACATTGTTTTTAATTCGGTCAATCCATTAACCACCCGCTTTTTATCGTCAATATTTAAAAGTAAATCCGTAATTCCATTATTACACAAGTCCACCGCCGACCTCCATTGCGCTTTTGTTTGGTGCAAAATCTCTAAATGTACCATTTCAATCTGAATAGCTGAATAGTATCGACTTGAGATATTTAAAAAATTCTCCTCAGTATAAGTCCAAAGTGTTTGACCATTGCTAAACGTGTGAACTAATTGTAGTTTTGATTCACGCTCAACTTTAGGCGGGAATAAGATAGCTTTTATAGCCTTGAATTTGCTCATATAAGTGTTTTAAAATCAATTTTAAGTCCTAGATTCATTTTTGTTTTTGCTCGTTCCACATCTTTATCCAATGCCAATAAAGTCAATTCATGTTTTAGTCTTAATTGGCTATTTAAATCGGTTTGCGGTGCGTTTAGTAAATCTGTCATTGTATGTTGTTTAATATCCTTGTTGGGTCTGTTAAGAATGAATTGCCTATGTATGAATAATAAAGGTCAATCAAGTATCTAAAAGCATCCACGCAATGAAGTCCGTATTTCTTTTTTGCCTCATCCAACCCTCCATCCATATCAGTAAATGCACGCCCTATATCCATTGTCAACACATTCACATTGTGGAACTTTACTAAATCTTTCCCCATCGCATTATTACAAACTTTACCACTAAATACATGAGTTAAGTTTGACCGCCTCACACAAATCTGACCTTCATTCAATTTCAATGCGTTTGCAATGGTATAATAAAAAGTCCAAGAACTTTGCCTATCTGCACTTCCACTTCGTCCGCTACTATCCCCCGTTACTCTCACTAGGTAAGGTTTAATCTTACCCGTTACAAAATACTTATCGTGTATCGTCTTACAAACCGCCTCCAATGAACTCAAGCCATTATAGCTATTTTGATTTTCCAAAATTACATCGAAGACGTGTATAATATTTGATATTTTTTGCGATATTACTGCGGTGCAAGGATTTATATTAAAGTCAAAGGATATTTCAACGGGTTTAGTTGAATCTATTGGGTAGTCATTTAAAGTAGAGTGTTCGGGTTTGTATGTGTAAAAGAATGGATTGTCGTTTGATGAAATACCAAACTGCCCCATTGCGATGGCTTGGAAAACGTGTTCCCTTCCGTTGGCAATTAGGCGCAATTTAGCTTCGTAGTCCTCTTTATTTATAAAATAGTTATCTAGGTAAGTCCCAAAGATTTTAAGGGGTTTTAGATGGCTTTCTTGCTTAGAATTGAAAAAGGTTTCCCGAATCCAATGCCCCTCGACAAGTGGTTCGGTATTAAACATTCCATAAAATTGGGTTTGCGCTTTTTCGGTCCTCAAACGTGAGAACAAGAATCCGAAGTCTTTATTGGTGAATTGGTCAAATTCCTCGCAAACAATATGGGAGGCGTCTTTAATCGACTTTAAGTTTTTTGAATCACTTGCCCCCGCTGGGACGAACTTGTTTCCGTTCCTATGGGTAATAATCATGGAACTATTATCCCGCCGTGAGTAGCTAAATTCGTTCTCTAATCCCCTTTCCTCAATCTCCGTACAAAGGTCATCAAAGAATGATTTACGGACTTCTTCGAATATCTTACGAAGGTAAAAACACTTAAAATATTCATCCTTTCTGCACTTCTCGATTAAATCTTGAGCGACAAACTTAGACTTCCCACTACCATAAGAGCCATAAAGCAAAACTATCTCATCTCTATTCCCAAAATAAGGAATAAACGCATCGTTTACGGGGATAACCACCTTAGACTTCAACAACTTTGTTTTGAAATCTTCGGGTAATTGGATAAATTTACTAGCTTTTAATACACCTTTCAAAATAAATCACTATATTGCAGCGTTTATTTTTCATGAATTAGTTTAATTAAGATGAGATTGATTTGCCCGCCGTTGAGATAACAGGCGGGTATTTTTTTACAAAGATAGTCTTTATTTCATTATAGCATTAACATTTTCTATGTGCAAATCGCTTAAACCTTTCTTTGAAGTTTTATTTAGGATAGGTTGGTAAAACTTTATCAAGCTAGATTCCATTTCATTTAGCTTACCTATTGGGCAATTTATGTAAAAAATACTATCCCATTCTTTTACATTTTCGTTTTGATGTTGGTTTATTCTTGACGCCAACGAAACCGCTTTACCTATGTATTGTATTTGCCCATTTTTGCATAAAAAGTAAACAGATGGGAGTATGTGTTCACTTGTTACTATAAACTCTTTTAAATTGGTTATTTTGTACAATGCTTCTGGAACTTGCGATTTAGGCGCTGAATTAACATCTAAAATATTTACAAAAGTGTTTAACTCTAAATTCCCTTTGTTGTAGGTAATGTAATTTTCTTCTAACCAAAAATTCAATTCGCTTGGGATAAAGTAAAAATATTCTTCATTTGTTAAAGGGTTTTTGATAATGTAGTGAGGGCAAATTCCACTTTGTGCCAATTCAATAATACCTTCATTGCCTATCAACTCTTTTAGCTTGCCTTTGCATTCATCAACTCGTTTTAGTTTATTTGAATCAATCATTTTTTATGGTTTAGTTATTAAGATAGCTTTATACTGAACAATCTAGAGAACAGTCAATATCTTTTCAATTAAAGATACAAATATAATTAATAAATCAAGAAGCCTGAATACTTTAAACTTATGAATAAGTCTAACTTTGATTTTTTTAAGTTGCCAAAACCTAACAACGCCTCAATCTATCGAGTTTAGTCCGTGTACCTTTCGGGATTGTTCAGTACTTGTTGCAGCTATGCAGAGCAAGATAATAACCACGCCAACTAAAAGCTATCTATTAATTAAGGAAACGGATATTAGTTTGTTTTTATAGACTTTTTGAATGCTTGGGTCTTCGGTAACAAGGCAAAAAAATAACCGCTTCAAATCTGATGCCCACTCGTTCTTTTCCGAATGTTTAGACCCACCAAATTGAGCGGTTATTCCCTTTGTAGCGAACTACTTTATATCTTTATTCAATGGGTCTAGCATCAAATTACGAAGGCAAATATAATGCTTTATTTTGAATATGCAAATTTATTTTACAAAAATCCCAAAAATTGAGAGGCTTAAATATCAATGCTATCAATATCGGTTTTACTCTCATTCCCTTGCGGGTCTTTATTAGATGAAACTTTTGGGCGTTTTTCTAGGTTTAAAAAATTATTCCGTACACCATTCTATAAAATTACCATAAATATCCATTGGGTCTTTACCAT